CCGTCAGATCAACGATCCAAGGACGTTGAACGCGCCGCTATATTGCAAGCAGAGTTTGCAAAAGCCAAGGCGCGGGCAGCGACAGACCCATCGGCACAGGCTGACGTTCTTTCGCTAAGCCGCGAACTTGGGCGCATGAATTTGGCTCCGTCTGCCGCACAAGCCGCCCCACAAACAGGCACATTGGCTGACTTTCTTGATACGCCAGCGGCTCCTGTTGTAAGCGGAGGAGGTGGTCGAGGTGTTCAAGGCGGCCCAACGGCAGCAGAATTACAGGCTTATCAGCCAAAGCCCCAAGGCATTGTCGCCCAAGCCTTCCAACGCGCATTTCAAATGAAACAACGCGCACCAGGCGAAATTGCATCAATACTTGATATTCCTGGCAATATCCCTTCCGCAATTGCTGGAACAGTTGGCTATGGCGCTGGTCGTGCATTTGGTTTAAGCCCAGAGGAAGCAACCGCAGCAGCCCAACCTGTTGCTCAAGCATTGGCAAACCCTGTCGGTCGGCTTACCGGCACAGTTGGAACGCCTGGCTATCAAGGCTCATTGCCAACCCAAGCGCAGCAAGCGGTCGGCGGCGTTGTAGCCCAAGGCGCAGAGGCATTAGGCCAGCGCACAGGGATTAGCCCTACCGACATTGAGCAAGGCGTTTCAGCGGCAATGATGGCCCTTCCTGCGGGTATTAAACCTGTAAAGGCAGGGATTGCTAGGATCAAGGCGGCTTTGCCTGAGTACACCATTGAGGCGGCAACACCTGGCTCCGTGGGCGCAGCAGCAGTTCCGACTGAAACAACCATCAAAGCGGCATTGGCAAGCGCCAGCCCCGAACTGCAACAAGCCGTTGGTAGCGTTCCTGTAAACAAGGTAAACGTGCCTGTCCTGCAACGTCACATTGAGGCAGACTCTTTGCCCGAGCCAGTGCGCCTTACCAATGGTCAGGCCACGGGTGATGTTACCCAATTGTCTATGGAGCAAAACCGTAGAGGCGCAGACCCTGCATTGGCGGCACGTTTCAAAGAGCAAAATGGACAATTAATTAGCAATCTTGACAAAATCCGAGACATTGCAGCACCAGAAGCCTATGGAACAAAAATTATTGAAAACAGCGATGAATTAATTAACACATACAAAAAGTTAGACGCTGAACGCAATACCGCAATTGACCAAAAATATAAGGCTTTGCGTGATGCTAATGGCGGTGATTTTCCGATTGATGCGCCTGCTTTGTTGAATAACGTCAAGGCTACGCTAAAAAAGGATTTGTTGTCCAATGATGCGCCTGCAAGCCAAATGGCTGAACTTAACCGAATGGCATCTGAAAAATCAATGACGTTTGAGGATTACTTGAGCCTGCGCCGTAACCTTGGTGATATTGCCCGTACTAGCGCAGATGGCACAACCCGCCGCGCTGCATCTTTGATGATCCAAGAACTTGAGAATTTGCCGTTGCAAGATGGCGCAAAGCAACTTAAACCGCTTGCAGATGAAGCCCGATCTGCTGCCAAAGCACGATTCCAAATGCTTGAAAAAGACCCTGCTTATAAAGCGGCGGTAGAGGATAGCGTTGCGCCTGACAAATTCATGGAAAAGTTTGTTGTCAATGGAACACGCGACAACGTGAAATCCATGATTGACCAACTAGGACGCGATTCTGTTGCCCACCAGCACATGAGCGCAGGCACGTTAAATTGGTTGCGTGAAAAAGCAATTGACAGTTCGGGTAATTTTTCGCAAGCGGCGTTTAACAAAGCCCTCAATCAATTAGATAAATCACAAAAATTAAATCTTGTTTTTAACCCTGACGCATCGTCTACGTTGAAAACATTGGGAAATGTTGCTCATTACACTCAAGCACAACCTAGAGGCGCTTTTGTAAACAATTCCAACACATTGGTCGGGGCAATGGCTGAACGTGCAGCAGGAGGCTTAGAAGCCCTTGGAAACATTGGAAGCAGCAAAATAGGTTTGCCATTAGGAACAATTGTTCGTGGTCAATTCCAAAATTTAAAAGCCGCCCAACAAACGAAAAAAGCACTTGAGCCAGCCGCTGGCGTAACATCATTAAAGGACATTGGAAATGGCAGTTAATCTTTCTCCCATCGGTAACGGATTCCAGTTCTTTACCACCACAGGAATTCCCTTAAACGGGGGATATATTTACACTTATCTTGCAGGCAGCACAACCCCTGCGGCAACGTACACATCGTCTGCGGGAACGGTTGCTAACACCAATCCTATCCAATTGGGAACGGATGGTCGCCCGCCGCAAGAGATTTGGCTAACAGCAGGCACTAACTACAAGTTTGTCCTGACTGATTCTGCAAATAGTGTTATTGCGACATACGATAACCTGTACGGAATTATCGGAACAACATCGGCGGTTAGCGCAGTTCCATCGGGCGGCATCATTATGTGGTCAGGCTCAATTAGTTCTGTTCCATCGGGTTATTACCTATGCGATGGTTCTAACGGCACTCCCAATCTGAAAGACTCATTTGTCGTGGGCGCTGGCAACACTTATGCCGTTGGCAATACTGGAGGGTTTACGGCGGCCTCCACAAGCAGCGTTGGCACTTACCTACCAACATATTACGCACTTGCTTACATCCAAAAATCATGACACCCGATTCTTTTGACCCAATTAAATATGGTGTTTTGTGGGAGCGCGTACAGTCGTATGAACGCCGCTTTGATGAAATGTCAAACAAAATTGACAAATTGGAAAGCTCGATTGAAAAACTGGTAGAAATGGCAAATCAATCCAAAGGTGGCTTTTGGATGGGGATGACTATTGTTAGTGCATTAGGCAGCGTGGCTGGTTACTTTGTCCACATGTTCGGCAAAGGAAATCCGTGAAATGGACGAATTCATTAATTGGTTGCTTGGCGGTGCAATTGTGATATTGGTTCTTAGTTTAGTATTTTGGTGGGTCACCTTATTGTTGGGGAAATAAATGTTTGAGATACTTTCCGGTGGAATCTTTGGCTCTTTGCTTGGTGGCGTGTTTCGTCTTGCGCCTGAGGTAATCAAGTTCTTTGACAAGAAAGACGAACGCGCCCACGAACTACTAATGTTTGGTCAGCAATGCCAATTAGAAACCCTTCGTGGACAACAGAAGCTGGCTGAGATTGGAGCCCAGAGGGAAGCCACGGTAGACGCAGGGGTAATGAATGCCTTTAACAGCGCCATAGAACAGCAAACAGAGATGGTTAAAGCTGCTGGTGGATGGGTAGCCAGCCTATCGGCCTCCGTGCGTCCTATCGTCACATATTGGATTTTGTTTATTTGGTCGTTTATCCACGTTTGGTTTGCTTGGAATGCTTGGGTAACTGGCGCGTCTCCTGATGCCGTTTTTCGCTTAATGATGAGTGGCGACATGGCTGCGCTTGTGTCCGGCACTCTTAACTACTGGTTCCTTGATCGTACTCTTGCCAAGCGCGGGCTATGAACTTAGACATCGCTGCTGCCCTGTGTAAGCAGTTCGAGGGCTTCAAATCGAGGGTTTACCTATGTCCAGCCGGTATACCAACGATAGGCTTTGGATCAACTTATTATGGCAATGGTGCAAAGGTTGCACTATCTGATCCACCAATATCTGAAGCTGATGCAGAGGCATTACTGCTCCACGAACTGCAATTTACTTACCTTCCAGGGGTGTTGCGTAATTGTCCTATTCTCTTAACAGATGAGCGTAAGTGTAATGCTGTAGTGGATTTCTGCTATAACCTCGGGATTGGCAGACTCCAGACCAGTACATTGAAACGCAAGATCAATGAGCAAGATTGGGAAGCCGCCAAGGAACAATTATTGTTGTGGAACAAAGGCGGTGGCAAAGTCCTTGCAGGGCTAGACAAACGCCGAAAAGCCGAGGCTATGCTTCTATAGAGGTTTTTATGATTTCTGAAGAACAGTTTTTGGAATCTTGGAATAGACTTCAATCTGCGAAATTAGTGGCAGACGAACTGGGAGTTACAGAAAGGGCGGTGCATGGTAGACGCAGGCGACAAGAAGCAAAGCACGGCACAGTCTTATCAGTAAATGATCAGCGCTGGGTTTACCGGCAGCATATTTTTCCAAATGCCGTTGATTTGGGGATAGAAAATGGCACAGTTATTGTCTTTTCTGACGCGCACTTTTGGCCTGGCATACGTTCAACGGCGTTTAAAGCGCTTTTATATGCGATTGAAACGTATGCCCCCAAAGCAGTTATTTGTAATGGCGATGCCTTTGATGGCGCTGCTATTAGTCGCCATCCCCCAATGGGCTGGGAGAAACTTCCTTCTGTAATCCAAGAGCTAAACACCTGTAAGGCAATGCTCGGGGAAGTTGCAGAAACCACAAAAACCGCACGATACAACGCAAAGCTGATATGGACTCTAGGCAATCACGATTCTCGATTTGCCTCGCGTTTAGCCGCTAATGCACCACAATACGTCCAAACACCAGGCTTTCGGCTTGAGGATCATTTTGAACAATGGCAGTTTGCCTGGTCGGTGTGGTTGACCAAAGAAGTCATTGTCAAACATCGGTACAAAGGTGGGGTTCACGCTACCCACAACAATACCGTGGGCGCAGGCACAAGTATCGTCACAGGCCACTTGCATAGCCTAAAAGTGACTCCATACGCTGACTACAACGGCAATCGGTTTGGGGTGGATACAGGAACGCTGGCTGATCCTTATGGCCCGCAATTCTCTTATTCTGAACACAACCCGCTAAACCACCGTTCGGGCTTTGCTATGCTGACGTTTAGGGATGGGCAGTTATTGTGGCCTGAGTTGTTCCATGTATGGAGCCCAGACCACGTTGAATTT